TTAAAGGTGGCAGTGTTCCTCACTGCATAGGTGGCTTCCAAGAGCCTTAGTCTGCCGAAGTGGAATTAGGCAGTGCGACTTTCTTGGATGCTGGCACTGGTTGCTGTATGTCCTCGATTGCCTCGCGGCACTTGACGAACAGCTGGGCTACCTGGGGGGGTAATTCTTGTGCGATCATTCCGACGTTTTTGAGACGCTCCATCGCCATTTCGTGCGATAGCATTGCGTTTTGGAGATGCGTTGTAACTGCGGCGGCCATCCGTGCGATGTGCTTGTGGTATGCGAACAGGGCTTGCTTTTGGTTCATGTTCAGCTCGGGTTTCGCTTCCCACATTGTGGGCCGGGGAGGTTTCTCCTTCGACTCCATTTGCTCGGGTTGGACTGACGATATCATTTGCTTTCGGCTCGGCGGTTGGTTGATGCAGGTCCGTACAGACCAAATCCCCAGCGACCTCGGCTACGTGTTTGTGTTCGTAAACCGTATCGAAAATGATGGGAAAAGCGTCAAGACCGGTGACGGATGCAACCGCTCGATCCTTTGTGAGCAGCTCATCCAAGCCAATGCCTATTACCTTTGCCATGCTTTCTGCAATGACACGCCTGTCTCTTTGTGGCCACGCGTTGCTACATTTGTACTTCTCCTCTCCAGTTGCGTTCTTAAATTTTAGGCCTGTTATACTTATGACTCGCGATGCCCATGTCCCGATGATGGGGGTGAGCAAATCGGTCGTCACATAACCGTAGGCCTTGTTAGTGGCGGCCTGGGATGCTGTGACTGTATTGTTGCTACTAGCGTGCAACTTACCGATCGTGCGCATGGGATCAGCGAAAGAATCATATGTTGATTGAGGATCAACGAAGTAACGCCCGAGGAATTGGATGGGATCTCCCCGGGGGCGTAAATTGGACTTATAAATCATTCCCAAGTCCTTTGCAACTTTTTCAACTTTCACTCGGAATTCTCCACGTCGGTTAGCATTGACACTATCGTCTCCAAAGATGGCGCCGATATTGTCAAATGCTTCCTGAGGGGTATCACCAAGGCTGCGGTTGGCGCAGTATACATTGAAACCATTGTCGATCGTTCCTGCTTGCGACGTAATAGAAGAGCCACTACGGATGGAATATTCGGGCGAGTAGCCAAAACCGGTGGCGGTTGTGGCCTTGTTCTTATAGATTTGTGCATGCACCTTTAAAAACCCCGCTCGGTGTTCTTCCGCAAAATAGCGGCTGTACGCCGGACGAAGCAGATGCTTGTCATAATCCTCGCTCTGAGTCCCGTCCATGTAGCTGTAGTCTCCTTCCTCAATGTCTTCTTCCTCATCCATACTGGCCACGTGGGCCAGCCGTTCCACAATCTCTCGAGGCTTCTTGCCTGGGCAATACCAAGGGTGCTCTTTTAGCACCTTTGCCATAACCAGACTGTAGCTAGACGATATGATCGTGATTTCTGTGGACATGGTGGAGATATTTCGCGGGGCTTTGGCGGCCCCGTACGTCTCGGTCTTTATAAACGATTTTATTTTGTTTTCAGCATCGATCGACATTGTAGGGGCCACGTTCTTGAAACGGCCCCTTTGTGATTTCTTGTCCTGTGTGACACTTACCTCTCCGTGGGATAGTGGCACGCCCGTGCCAACAAGATGTTCCGGCACCAATAAACGTACAAACTCATCGGCATATTGTTTGTATTCTTTAGTAAACTTTACACGATTCCTGACTGCTGTCACGCGCGACGCAACGCA